TACATCTACTTGTCCCGCTGGTGTGGGAAGCCTTGGAAAAGGAGTTACGTTTGTTGCCATTACCTTCTACCATCTTGGCGCAGTTGGATCCGTGGAGTTCCTAGTCTCCACCTAACTCCTAGTGCGGTTGAGTCCACCTTAAAAGCAAAAGCTCTACCCCTTAATCGGATGTCGGCCTTAGTTGTAAACTGTTCAAAAGGCACAGTAGTTGTTGATATTGCAGAAGAAGTCACAGCATCTGTTTCAGCTTGTCCATAGGAACTACCAGGATAATCCTGCATACTTAGTGTCATACTCGCACTCGGAGTTCCTCCAGTGGATCCTTGAAAAGTAATGTCAGGAATAATCTTATTTATAAACATAAAGCGTTCCCCTTCACCAACGTCTATGGGACTAGCCTCAATGGAAGAAGTCATTGCAGAACCATCAGCATCGTATCCAACTTCATGGTTGTATAGATACCCATCTTGCGCCCCGATAGGATATTGGAAAATACCTCTGTCTATGAACGCGGTTCTATCTAACGTACCATAATACCAAACTGCCTCCGAATAGTTATAAGTAACGTAAAGATTATTCTGACCATTGCCGCCATTAGCGACAGAGTTAGTGTCAGAACAATAAAACCAGGTTACTTCTGAAAACTCTGCGTTATGAGCTGCGAACACTTTATCCTTTTGAGTATAGTCAAAATCAAAGAATACTTTTTCTTTTACCATACAAGGGAGCTGTTTCGTTCCACCTTCATATAGATAAAAAGAATCCTGCCCCATCCAGAATACAGCGTCCTCAACTGCAACGGCGGCGTTAGGTCCCATGATTGTTATGCCCGTGGACAAAGGTTGAATACCAAAAGAGAACGGTGCGCCCAAGAACTGCATGGAATGCAACGTACTATCAGTGAAGATTACGATCTCTCGTTTCGTTTCTATCGCTGTAACAAAAGTTGATCCGCTACCTATTCTTAGATCTCCCGCCGAATTAGTTGGTACCGGAGACCAGTCTGTTAAAGACTCTGAGCTAGAGAACCGTATGAGCAAAGGATCTTGGACCGCAGTTCCAATATTATTGGTGCCAAACGCTATTACATGCCTTGAGTTGTCCGAAACCATTACTTGTTTTGCAATGGTAGGAGCATTATTAGCTCCAACTACATCAACCAAGTTTACTGCTCTAGCAGCTACTCCACCACTTCTGTCCCAATAGTATATCGCTCCGTCTCTTAGATTAAGCAACAGATCTTCTCCAAAATTGTCTTGGTTCCAAAGAGCTAACTCAGTAGCAACTCCTAGGCCGAAAGACGATCCCCAAGTACTACGACCCCAGGTGCTAGATCCCCAACCAGAGCCACCAACTTGAGTATCTAACCCACAATCTATTTGATATGCGGCAACGGTGCTTCCGCCGCCATTGCCTGAGTCACTGGAGTTGCCCGTAGCTGATATATTTATAGTATAGGTGCTGGTAGTTGGAACAGTTTGTACTTCAAACTCTTGATTAAGTACCGCAGCCGTAACATTGCCTCCTAGAGAGGCGGCGTTACTAAATGTAACAAAATCTCCAGGGTTAGCTCCATGTGTGCTGTCTGTTACGGTAGCTACAGTAAAGCCATCTCCCACGGAAAAGGTTGCTGTTCCAGTAGTGGTACTCCTGATTGGAGTAATGTCATTAAAAGCATCTCCTTCCACCACATAAAATTTTATGTTGGTTCCAACGCCTAAAAACTTAGTGCTGTCTAATGCTGTCCAAGGAAACAAACTTCTAGCTGATCCCAGATAGGTGTTCAAAGTATTCTTCACCCAACCCCCTATCTTCTCAGGAAAGCCTAGTCTGAAGCGCACCTTATCGCTGTCTACCCAGCCACCCTCATTTGTATACGAAGTTACATCTCGATTGACACCAGGTTTATATCGTAGCTTTTGTAGTGGCATTGATTATCTCCGTTATGAACTAGGGTGTTTAGCTTTAATTTTTGCTACTTCCTCCTGCCAAGCCTCCAAACCGTTCTCCGTGATAAACTCAAGTTGACTTGCCATCGATCCATATGCAGCTATTCTTGCGTCCAACCAAGCTGGATTATCCGAATCTTCTCCGTGACTAAAAATTGCAGCGGGTAACACTGGTGATGTTAGACCTACTGATCCAGTTTGACCAGCCGCTATCCATGAAGGGTTTGGTACAGTAGCTTTTGGAGCATATCCTTGAACCCTTTCTTCAAAAGTTGCCTTCGTGTCATTTGTCATCACTGAAACATTAGCCCAAGAATCGTCAGCGAAAACCACGACTGCGTTGCCGTCTGTCAATTCTTTTATTGTATAATCCATCTTTATCTTTCCTTATAAGACATAGGGATATACAGGGTTTTCTGGTACTAAACTGTTCAAGTTATCGTCAGACCAATCAAAACCTTCTGAGTTCCATGAGGTATAAACTTTCGCTAAATAAATGGAATAACCTTCATCGTCCAACAGGCAATAAGCTTTGACCTTATTGCCATCGTCAACAAAAATCCATCGCCCTATTACCTTATTTTTGTCGTTCGGAGTATCAACACCCCGATCTACTAACAAAGAAATTGCATTCGTTGTCGGATGATAAAGGTACGGGTCAGAATAATCTGTTTTAATTGTAACATCCATACTTATTTTTCCTTTTTACCAGTTTCCCATCGGACAACTTGCAGATTTTAAGTGTACTTTAAGTTTCATTATGCACATACATTTCTTGCATTGTTTTATAGAACTTCTAAACCACGCACATTCTTGACATATAGCATACCGTTCTTCTGGATACAGTCTATAGTTTATTGTTACAACCTCCTCCGTTGCTTCCATTATGTATACGCTCCGTGAATTGTACCAGAGTTTGTACCAATGATTGTGTAAGCTGATACACCTGAGAAAGTTACAGCTCTACCAGCCGCTCCGCCACCAGAACCGCTAGAACCGCCAGTACCGCAGTTACCACCACCGTTTCCGCCCTGCGCGCCACTAGCTCCAGCAGCACCAAAGGTCCCTCCGTTTCCGCCAGCACCACCAGCACCAGACGGTCCAGTATTTCCTTGACCACTACCGCTACCAGAACCACCAGAAGCACCATTTGCTTGGGATTGACCGTATCCTGCGCCTACACCGCCAGCACCGCCAGAACCGCCAGTTATAGGAAAGTAGTATGAGTTTTCATCACCAGCACAACCGCCAGCACTACCGCAATTACCAGAACTACCACCAGCACATTGGTAACGCGTACCTGTACCGCCATTACCGCCATTACCGCCACCACCGCCACCACCTGAGAGGGTGGAGCCTGAAAGCATGTTAATTGTAATCCCAGTAGATTGAACCGTCATGGCTGTTCCACCAGCTCCTCCTGGTGAAGAACCACCTGTTCCTTGGATGTTACCAGAGTTGTTTAAAACTAAAGTTCCACCCATACTAGCTGGGGCAGTTAGAATACCCATAGTAGTGCCGTTATTTATTGCATATACCTTGGCGATATCTTCTGCCCAACTGCCCGCAGAGGCATTGTCGAACAGTGTTTTCAAGTTAGCACTTGATGCCGCAGAAGCAGTTACGGCTACATTGTTAGATTTACCATACCCATCCGACATTGAAATAGCACCAGAAGCATCGTCAAATAAAGTACGCACAGCCGTACCACCCATGTTAATAGTAGCTGTAGCTGTTAAATCAAGTTCTACGTTTACTTGCTGTAAAGATATTGGGTTGCCTGCGGATGGTAATGCCATGTGTTATCTCGCTTTCAATTCTTCAATCTCAGCTTTCAGTTCTTTAATTGCTTCAATCAGATAACCAGTAATATTGCCGTAGTTTACGCTCAGTGTACCCATTTCATCTTCTGCGGTGAGTACAAGTTCGGGTGCTATCTTCTGTAATTCTTGTGCAATAACACCTGTAGAATCTTTACCTGTTGCATCACGCACATAATGTACGCCTCGCATTTCTGTTACTTTAGCTAAAGCATCTGGAACTGTTCTAATATTAGATTTTAATCTTTCATCAGAGAACGCAGTAACATCGTTATTGAATGTTGCCGCACCAGCCGCTGACATATCTAGTGTTAGGGCTGTTATTTCTGAACCCAAATCATTACCTTTGAAGACAATGTCTTTATCAGAAACAATAGATTTTAAAATAAAATCACTTCCATTAATATCTATATTACCTACCTGTGTACCACCGGCTGAAAATTTAAAATCATTACCAGCGGAATCAAAGACAATATCTCCAGCAGAATCAAGCGTTATATCACCAGAAGAAAGGGCAATCGTAGTGCCATCTATGTTGAAGTTATCAATGTCTATGCCAGCGTCTGCGGTTATTTTTCCTGCGGATACAATAGTGCCTGAGTTAGTGAAATTACCAACTACATCAATTAAAGTGGCAGTAAGCTCAATTTCATCTGTTGCCGCAATATCAAGGACTGTAGCACTAGCACCTTGTATGAATTGGCTTGCATCATTAAAACATAATTTATTAGTGCTATTAAGTGTTAATCCTGTGCCATCCGTATGCGTTAAGGTGGTATCTGTATCTGCACCAAAACCAAGAACCGCTGAGTCTGAATTTAAAGTAAGATCGTCACCAACCAACATGTCTCCAGCGTTTGTAAGAGCCGCAGTTTTAGTTGTACCCGCTAGATTAAGATCTGTTAAAACATCGTAGACTACGGCACCAGAACCTAGTCCGTCAGTCGCAATCATTTTTGTTTCACCCGCTAGGATAGCAACATTAGCACCACTTCCTTGTGTGAAAGTTAAAGTATAACTTGTAGCGTTTTCCATAATCCAAACTTTAGAAGATGTATTTGGTAAGATTGTTACTGTACAGGCTTGACCCCCACCAGTAAGTTTAAGAGCCATGTTTCGATCTGCGTCTGATATACCATCAGCTATGGTTATGTTATCTGTCGAGGCGTTAGCAATTGCTCGTGTCCCCCAACCAAAAGCTTGCCCAATTAATTCTAAGTTTGTGTTTGTTGTTGTGCCCCAGGTACCAGAGCCATCGCCCGTTGCCATCTCATTAAGTCTGAGGTTATTTACATATGTGCTTGCCATTGTGTGTTCCTTATGCCGCTATTTCGGTCCAAATAGGTGATTGTGGTGAAGGGACTATTGCACCCCATACGTTTTCTTCTCCAATAGACCCAGTGCCTGTAACTCCTGTTAATGTTAACACACAAGATGCGTCTATGTCTATAGTCCCTAATGCAGAAGTTCCAGAAACCCCCGTTGGCGATATTATTGATGTGTGTTCTGTCGTTACTGTTCCAAGAGCCGAAGTCATAGCAGGGACATTTGTAACGGGAGCACCTGTAGTAGATAGTATGTTATATACGAAAGGTGTATTCGCTGTTCCACCCATACCAGAGTGTTGTGTGCAGTAATAATATAAAGTAGGTGCAAACTCTGGCACAGTTATTTCTGTGTACGCCCCGGCTTGACCAGGAGTTCCATTCACCGTTACTCCAGTGGTATATTCCGAGCCTCCACCGTGTGATCCATTAGACGTAGTGGAAAATCGGAGAGGATGACCTGAATTAGAAGAGTCTGACTGATCAAACCTATAAGTGTTCCGCTCATACAACTCTTGTGTTTGTTGCTGCATACCATCAATAAAGTATTTATTCGCTGAACTTACACTTTGAACAGTCACTGTTTTTGTAATCGTTGTAGCAGAATAGCCACTAATACTAACTGTTGAAGAAACTCCTGAAGGAGTAACAAGTGCTGTACCTACAACGGATTCGTCCCCTAGTCCTATCGAACCAACCATCCCTGTCTCAGTGACTATGGCTCCAGCACCAGCAAGAGCAGAACCTAGCGCAGAAGTTCC